ACAGGGAATGCCTTAAAGGTGGTGAAGGTAAAAAATGAAAAGAAAACCCTTACTCTTTTCCTTCCCCTTAAAAACACTAACCACCTTTAAGGCGAAAAACGCAGAATACACGCAGAATACACAGGGAATGCCTTAAAGGAAATGAAGGTAATAAAATGAAAAGAAAACCCTTACTCTTTTCCTTCCCCTTAAAAACACTAACTTTGTAGGGATGGGAGATCGTAGGGGGGTGTTGCACTGGAACTATAATAATTCAAAAACTTTTTAATTTGATGGATATATTTCTGTGGTTGTGTATTTACACCATCATTATATAATTTATGAATTTCTTCACCCATACTTTTCCTTATTGTTCCATCATCCCCTTTTAAATCTATTTTTCTTCTCTTATATGTTTCTTCTGATTGAAAAACATAATGTGCAATATATGCAGGTGATTTGTAAAAAGGAATATTTAATTTACTAAAACAATAAGGACGTTGTAAAATTTTATAATTCAAACCGAGCATTTTTGATGGATTTCTTATATGATAAAAATGTGGATTATCTGAATATTTTACTTCATTTGGTCTCACAAATGATTTCACATGTTGGTCTATTATTAAACAAGATTTGTTATAATTTTCTAATAGTAATCCTGATGGTTCTTCAACATGATTGTTTGAACCAAACATTAACCAATTCACTCCTACAGAATCTCCATATGAAAAAGAATTTAAAAAATGTTTTACTCCTTTAAAAAATTTATTTAAAATTAGAAATTCATCAGCATCTAAATATATAAACCAATCTAAATCATATTTTTTTGCTATGATGATAGATTTATTCATTAATACTTTTTTTATATTTCCATCCTGAAGTTCAACTCTTATTGTGATTACACGTTTATCAAAGTTTGAGAACACATTAGATAAAGGGATAATTGATTTATGATCGAATATTATTATAATATCAAACCCTATTAATAAATGATGGGCGGCCCATTCTTTTATATTTTTTTCATCCCTTGCGTTACAAAATAATCCCACTTTTCTCGCACTTCTGTTGATTTTTGGTTTATATGTATTCATTTTATATATCTAGATTATATTTTAGTTTCAACTTTTGACTGATAAAAGGTGTAAAAATAATATAATATAATTCTTAAATATATGAAATTATTGAGTATTGATATTGGAATCATCAATTTATCTTTTTGTTTATTTGAATATTCAAGTATAGTTGACAGAAGTAAAATTAATATTGTTAAATGGGAAAATATTAATATTACTAAACAAAACAATCATATATGCACTTATATTGAAAAAAATAAAAAGTGCAACAAGGTTGCTAAATTAATGAAAGATGGAGAATATTTTTGTTTAAAACATTCAAAAAAAAATATTTTTTTAGTTCCTTGTAGTGAATTAAAAAAAACGTACTTAAATAAACAAAAAATACAGAGACTTATTGAAATAGCAGATAAATATAACATTCATTATGAATTGCCTATTAAAAAAAGTATATTACTTAACATCATTAATGATTATGTAAGTATGAATTGCTTTTCTATAATTGAAAAACAAAAATGCTCTAAAATTGATTTAGTCACTATAGGAAGAAATATACAAGAAAGATTTGATACTTTATTAAATAATGAAATGTCAGAAATTAATAAAATTATCATTGAAAATCAAATAGGTCCTATCGCAAATAAAATGAAAACAATACAAGGAATGGTTGCACAATACTTTATAATGAAGAACAATAATATCACAATTGAATTTGTCAGTAGTATCAATAAACTTAAAGATTTTATACACCCAAGTCCAAATCCTGTATCTTCACCACATTTACTAAACATGGATAATAAACTAAATATGATTGAAAATAAGATAATAAATCAAGATAAAAAATTAGATTATAAAGAAAGAAAAAAATTAAGCATACAAATAACACAAAACTTTATGACTAATGACAACAGATTTATATGTTGGCAAGAGTTTTTTAATTCAAATAATAAAAAAGATGACTTATCTGATTGTTTTCTTCAAGGATTATATTTTATTTATAGTAAAATATGATATATGCACTTTATTTACAAACTATTTCATATAAGTTATAAAACAAAGGATGGCGCGACGTGGTAGCGATCAAATAAACACAGATGTATCCGAGTTTGGAAGCGGCCTAATGTCGAAATCGCTTGAGGATGCAACTGAGATGGTTGTTCTTAATCTCAAACTTTTGCTCTACAACCCTCAAGCGTCTGATATCCGCCTAAGTATATTCTGTTTCTGTTAGTTTATCTTAATTTGTTTTATATTTTTGATTTTATTTCGTTATTATCTTGATTTTCTTGATTTTCCTGATTTGTTTTTGTTTGATTTTGTTGATTTTGTTGATTTTCTTGATTTTCTTGATTTTCTTGATTTTCTTGATTTTCTTGATTTTCTTGATTTTCTTGATTTTCTTGATTTTCTTGATTTTCTTAATTTTCTTTTTTTAATATATCCGCCAACAATTAGACCTTCATCTGAACCCTCTTGATCTGAACCCTCTTGATCTGAACCCTCTTGTGGTGTAAACAAAGCTCCAGTTCCTTCAGGCAATGTGTTACTCTGTTCTGGCATAGTATTATCTATTGGAGAAATTTTTGGTTCTTTTCGTTTTATTATTTCTGGTGTTTGAGGAGGAAATAGTTCACGACGTGGTATGGATGGTGTTTCTTGTTGGGATGTTCCTTGTTGGGATGTTTGAGGTGTTGGTGGAAGGGAAAGGGGTGTTTGTTGTAATAATTGAGTATGTTGATCAACATGAGGATCAGGAACTGGTGTTTGATATACTACATCTCCATCTCCTGTTTTTTGTCTTTTAGATGAATTAGTTTCATCTCCCTCTCCCTTTTCATTTTCCTCTTCATCTCCCTCTCCCTCTACATATTCCTCTCCATCTCCTGTTTTTTGTCTTTTAGATGAATTAGTTTCATCTCCCTCTCCCTTTTCATTTTCCTCTTCATCTCCCTCTCCCTCTTCCTCTCCTGTTCTTTGTCTTTTAGATTTAGTTTCATATTCGGTGGGTTCATCACCTGAATAATTCATTTATATAATATTATAATAAAAAAATATAAAATCGTGTAAAAATTATGAAAAAGTTTTGACGCATTCATGTATGCATGCATCTTAGACGAATGTGCTTGTGGAGTTTATGATTTGTAAATTCGTATTATTTAAAAACAATTTTTATATATAAATCATATTATAATTGAATGGACGATATAATAGAATTATCTTCTGATTTTGATAAAAATATAAATTCATCTTCTTTTGGTGGAGGAATAGAATTATTAATAAATGAAAAAAATATGCAAAATAATAATGATTCTAATTTATCTATTAAAGAAATAGATAATCTTGAAATGGAATTAAATCAGTTAGTGGATGATAAACATAACGAAAATAATAATTTATATGGTGTTAAATCATCTTTTCTTGATGAAAAACCATCCGTTCATTTTAATTCTGACGAAAATGCATTTCAAGATAAAAGAGATTATTCAATGACAGAAGAAACGAATAGATTAAATAATTTGAATACACAAACATGGGATGGTTATGCAAGATATACAGATATTCCAACAAATGGTGAAACGAGTTATAATGAACCAAAGTTAACTAAAGAAGAATTATTAAGAGAAAAATTAAAGTATTTAAGAAAATTAGAAAACTTAGAGAAAAAAGGAGTTGAGTTATCAAAAAAATATACAATTGAGTCATCTTTATTAGAAATGCAAGGGGAATATGAGATGATTCATGAAGAGAAAAGTAAACAAAACTCTATTAAATTTCAAGCAAATTTAATGATGACACTTATAAATGGAATAGAATTTTTAAATAGTCGTTTTGACCCATTTGATATAAAATTAGATGGTTGGGGGGAACAAGTAAATGAAAATATAAATGATTACGACGAGATATTTGGAGAGTTATATGATAAATATAAATCAAAAACTTCTATATCGCCTGAAATAAAACTAATGTTTCAATTGGGTGGAAGTGCTATGATGATACACATGACAAATACAATTTTTAAATCATCTATGCCTAATATGGATGATATATTAAGACAAAATCCAGATCTAATGAGTCAATTTCAGAACGCAGCAATAAACTCAATGTCAAATTCTAATCCTGGATTTGCAGGTTTTATGAATAATATTGTAAATAATAGTTCTTCAAATTATAAAACAACAACTGATGGGGGCTACACTCCATTCACATTTAATAATGAGACACCTTCCCCACCAATATCACAAAATGAATTGCATTATATGGACACACCCATTCATAGAGGAGGAAATAATACATCTTCAAGACCTGATTTAAGAATGGCGATGATGAATAATGATGATTATGGAGTTAATATGGATGAAAAATATATGAATACAACATTTAATACGAATAATACAGAAAAGAAAGGAGGGTCTTCACAAAGAACCCTAAACGCACCCTATAATCCTGAACCACCACAACGTTCTAAACGACCTCGTCCTGATATGAATGGACCTAAAGATAAAGATATACAAAATTTATTATCAGGAATCAAAACTAAAACTATACAAGTAGAAGCAGGCAACCATAACGTAGGAGGATCGTTTGATGCTCGCCGCTCACAGAATCAACACCAAAAAGAAATCCTGTATCAATCAAAAAAAAATTCGGAGTTGGAGTTGGGGAATAACACAACACAAGAATCATACAATAATCACAATCACAATAGTGATGAATTTAATGAAGAATTATACACAGATAATGGAAGCACAATAAGTATAACTGAAATAAAAGACTTACAAGGAGGCGGAAATGTTATTCAACCTAAAAGAACTAGAAGAAAAAAAACAGATAAGGATAAAAATACGATGAATTTAGACATTTAATAATAAATTAAATATATAATATAAATGTTAGAATTTCAATCACAAAAATATAAGAATGGATTATTCATTTTTAGACGAGATTTAAGAATCATTGACAATACTGCTCTTATTCACTTATCTAATCATTGTGAAAATATCTATACTATATTCATATTTACACCAGAACAAGTGGGTAAAGAAAATAAATATAAATCTGATAATGCGGTTCTTTTTATGATCGAAAGTTTAATGGATTTACACACGGAAATTAAAAAAAAAGGTGGAGAATTATATACATTTTATGGAACAAATAAAAATATCGTGCAGTATCTAATACCAGTATTAGATATTCAGGTTTGTTCTTTTAATATTGATTATACTCCTTATGCCGTCCATAGAGACAGAGAAATAATAGAAATATGCGATACATTTAACGTTCAAATCTTAAACTTTATTTCTCATGATTATTATTTACATATTCCTGGAACTATATTAAATAACAATAAACAAATTTATATGAAATTTACACCATTTTACAATATTGCATTAAAACTTCAAAAAAAAATTAAAAAACCCAATATGCAATCTTCATTCCCTTTTAGGCAAACAAACAAAAATATGAAATATATGATTGATTTATATACTTCTATTAATAAATTCACACATATTAATCCGAATATTTTATTACGAGGGGGACGAACTAATGCATTTAAATATTTACCAATTGCAAAAGAAAATATATATGATTATGACAATACACGTGACTATTTAATATATCCTACCAGTCAATTAAGTTCATACATTAAATTCGGTTGTCTATCTATTCGTGAAATTTTTTATTTATTTAAAAATCAAAAAAATTTCATCAGACAATTATATTGGAGAGAATTTTATATTGATATTTTATACTATTATCCACACGTTTTATATCAACCATTCAAAATCAATTATAAAGACATACAATGGTCTAAAAATGAAACAAATTTTAATCACTGGATGAACGCAACAACTGGATTTCCAATCGTTGATGCATGTATGAGACAATTGAATACGACTGGATATATGCATAATAGAGGGCGTCTTATTGTATCCAGTTTTTTGATTAAAACTTTATTAATTGATTGGAGAAAAGGAGAAAAATATTTCGCAAATAAATTAATTGATTACGATGTTTCAAATAATAATGGGAACTGGCAATGGATATCAGGCACAGGTGCCGACTCACAACCATATTTTAGAATTTTTAATCCGTATATACAATCTGAAAAATTTGATAAAAATTGTGAATTTATAAAATATTGGATTCCCGAGTTAAGAGATGTTCCCTTTAAAATAATCCATAATTGGAATAAACATTTTTATGAATATAAACATATACATTACCCACCACCAATTGTTGATTATTACGAACAAAAAATAAAAGCATTACAATTATATAAAAAAATAATGTAAAAAAAATAAAATAGGGTTTTTTGTTTGTTTTTTTTATTTTTTTTAAGGAAAATTTTCAATACGCACTAAAGCATACAAACTTCCAGTTTTTGTAATATATGGAGGAGAACTACTAAAAGTAAAATATGGATTTCCGGCACCTCCTTGACCACCAGAACCCATCCTCCAAGCACCAGCACCACCACTACTACGTAACCACATATTGGTTCTAAAAGTATATTCATTTGAAGTATTTGTACCATAAACAGTATAAACACCATTACTTGGGATAGTTGTAAGAACATCATCCACAGTATCTACTACATATAAATATCTTAAAGATACTGTGTTTCCTGATCCTACACTTAATGTTAAATTTCCACTTAATGTTAAATCACCAGTAGAGGATAAACTCATATTCTGAGTATAAGCGTCACCAAGTGTTGCTTCTCCAAATGAAAACCCTCCAGCTGCTCCTGTTCCTCTTTGGTTTATGAGATAAGATTTTTCATCTCCATTATTTCTATTCCATTGTAACCATAAACCTTGACAATCTACACCTCTTGGAGGGTCGTCAGAATTAATTCCACCATTTCCATTGAGAATAATTTGGTTTGTTCCACCAGATCGTATTCTTCTGCTTACTAGAATATCACCTGTAAAAGTAGCTGTGTATCCTGTTAATCCTCCTGTAAAAATTGCAGTCGTTCCTGATATTCCGCCCCTTGTATTCAATAATCCGTAGTTACACCTCCTGAAAAAAATGCGGTGTTTCCTGTAAATCCTCCTGTAAAAGTTGCAGTTGTTCCTGTTAATCCTCCTAAAAAGGTTGCAGTGTCTCCTGTTAATCCAGCAGTATATCTTATTATTTCAAAAGTGCAACTACTTCCTGTTAACCCTCCTGTAAAAGTTGCAGTCGTTCCTGTTAATCCTCCTAAAAAGGTTGCAGTGACTCCAGTTAATCCAGCGGTATATCTTATTCTTTCAAAAGTGCAACCACAAACATCACAATCCCCCACTAGTAGCAGTTTTTTCTCAAAGGGGGGGGTATATCGCAAAAGTGTTTTATCTTTTTTCTATTTTTTCAAAAAGGGGGGCCCCTAGACCACCTAGACCACCTAATGTATAAAACACAGATTACTATCATAAATGTTCTACATAATATTTAAAATGTATTGTTTGTGATATTGTAGTGCCTAAATTTGTAAAAGCAAATTGTATACCATTATAATTTATCGCTGATGTAGTATTAAGGCTGTCAAAACTTCCAAAAACTCTACATGACCCAACAGATTGACGTAAATAACTGCAATCGACCTCAAATTCATTTCTAAATCCATTCAATGGAACATAATAAGTAATACAACCTCCAAAATAAGGCAAATTATTATTTTCAAGTGCTGTAAAAATTTGACATCTGTTAGATGAATTTGTAGTATCCATAGTTAGTATGCTATTAGTTGTTCTATTTGTTATATATATTGCACATTCCATATTACTTGTGCTGACTGAACCATTAACTAATGGATAAAGATATAGATTTGCTTTTGATGACGATATTGGGGTTGCAAATCCTTGAAAATGGATTTTTATTTTTGAATAATTTGTTGTATCAAAATACGTCCCTGCCGTATCACCTATATTAAAATTTATTGTTCCTGTTGTTGATACATCACTTAAAATAGTCCAAGTTGGAATATTTTTTATAATCCCTGTTGTAGATATTAGAGCTTTATTTTCATAATTTGATGTTAAATTTGTCGTTAAATTTCCTTGAACATTTGCATCATTACAATTTAAAGTTGTAAAAGTTGCATTTGTTCCTGTTAATCCTCCTAAAAAGGTTGCAGTCGCTGCTGTGATACCACCTGATAAATAAATACCAGTTCCTGTTAATCCTCCTAAAAAGGTTGCAGTTGCTGCTGTGATACCACCTGATAAATGAATACCAGTTCCTGTTAACCCTCCTGTAAAAGTTGCAGTCGTTCCTGTTAATCCTCCTAAAAAGGTTGCAGTCGCTGCTGTGATACCACCTGATAAATAAATACCAGTTCCTGTTAATCCTCCTAAAAAGGTTGCAGTTGCTGCTGTGATACCACCTGATAAATAAATACCAGTTCCTGTTAATCCTCCTGTAAAAGTTGCATTTGTTCCTGTTAATCCTCCTAAAAAGGTTGCAGTCGCTGCTGTGATACCACCTGATAAATAAATACCAGTTCCTGTTAATCCTCCTAAAAAGGTTGCAGTTGCTGCTGTGATACCACCTGATAAATGAATACCAGTTCCTGTTAATCCTCCTGTAAAAGTTGCAGTTGTTCCTGTGAATCCTCCTAAAAAAGTTGCAGTCGCTGCTGTGATACCACCTGATAAATAAATACCAGTTCCTGTTAATCCTCCTGTAAAAGTTGCGGTTGTTCCTGTTAATCCTCCTGAAAAAAATGCGGTGTTTCCTGTTAATCCTCCTGTAAAAGTTGCGGTTGTTCCTGATATTCCGCCACTTGTATACAATAATCCTGATGTAGTTACACCTCCTGTAAAAGTTGCAGTTGTTCCTGTTAATCCTCCTGTAAAAGTTGCAGTCGCTGCTGTGATACCACCTGATAAATAAATACCACTTCCTGTTAATCCTCCTGTAAAAGTTGCAGTTGTTCCTGTGAATCCTCCTAAAAAGGTTGCAGTCGCTGCTGTGACACCACCTGATAAATAAATATTTGTTCCTGTAATGCCTCCTGTGAAAGTATTTAATTGTGTAAATATATTTGCTTGGTCTGTATATGCAGTATTTAATTGTTGTGTAATACCAGTAATTCCATTAATTAAAGTTTTAACGTAACTGGTTGTAGCTATTGTGTTGTCGTTGCTGTTTGTATCAGGTGTAATTGTAGAAACATAGGTTGAACCATCCGCAACTGGATAAATATATGGAACATTTAAGTTGTTTGTAAAAGTAGCTGTTGTGCCTGTAATTCCACTTAAAAAAGTGTTTAAGTTTGTAAATATGTTTGCTCTATCAACATATGCAAGATTGTTTGAATTTGAATTATCCATAATTATAAAATATACATATAAAAAATAACTCAGAATCTTGTAAAGATGAATAACAACCTAGATTATTTTATAATTAACCTTAGGGATTTATTTGTGAATTTAATATATTTCTATATAATATCAAAAATTATACATACAACATTTTCAATCAACCTTCCGAAGGGCATGCGTCGCAGTCTATTTATAAAACCATTACATTACCTGTTGTAAAACATGTTGTTTCTAATGTTCCAGCAGCAGACACTTTTTATTCTGAATATAAACAATTCATACACAAGTTGAATAAAGCATCTTGTATTTAGACATATGACACCCACAAAATGTGTTTGATTGTTTATCGATTATACATATTATTCATAATCACTACATAACTATAATTATTACTTATTATATAGAGAGTTGATAAAGTAGCGGATTATTGTTTATTTTTTATTTTTTTTAAGGAAAATTTTCAATACGCACTAAAACCCACAAATCTCCAGTTTTTGTAATATATGGAGAACTATTATTAAAAGTAAAATATTGAATTCCGGTACTTCCTTGACCACTAGAACCCATCCTCCAACCACCACCTAACCACATATTGGTTTTAAAAGAATATTCATTTGAAATTTTTGAACCATAAATAGTATAAACACCATTACTTGGGGTAGTTGTAAGAACATTATTCTCAGTATCTCGTACATATAAATAACTTAAAGATACTGTGTATCCTGATCCTACACTTAATGTTAAATTTCCAATTATTAAATTTCCACTTAATGTTAAATTTCCACTTGTTAAATTTCCACTTAATGTTAAATCACCAGTAGAGGATTCATATTCTCAGTATAAATTCTTGAGTTCTTTGTTCATCACTAATACTAAATAATTGATGATTTATCCAAATGGTTTCACCTGTAAAAGTGTCAATTCTTTGTCATTAATAACTAATTCCACGCGTTGCAACCAAAATGGTGCAGGTGGAAGATAATAACCGCTTCCAGTATAACCAGTTAGGGAGCGGAATTAAACCAAATATTAACGGCTTCAACGAATACATTTTGAGGTTTAATATCGATTATGAAAAAACTCCCAAAACTTGCAGTTGAAACAGAAGGATAAACCTGAAAGTATGAGCATATCCACAATTAAGATTTAATTTCTGTTCTTGTGATACATTTAAACCATCATTATCAATACTATAGTCGTCATATATTATATTTATAGAAAAAATATTTATTTCTAACTTTTTCACTTTTAATAAATTATGCAATTCTTACATAAGAATATTGAAATTTAATTAATGGGGTTCCCCCTGAATATGTTTGATAATTATTACAATCAACACTAAAAGAAGCAGAACTTGCAGGAATTATACATGTTAGTGAATATTGTTGGTTTAGTTCAAGATTAGTATTGTAAGTAATAGACAATGAAGATAGATCAATTATTTTATTATATTGAATAGGACCACTATATATTTGAAAATGTGAATATGTAATATTAGTAGTCCCTGATGAAGTACTTAAAATTATTAATATATTTACAATATAAACACCCACAACGGGAAGCGTGCATATGTTACATGATTGTGTATATAAAGAAAAATTATATGTTGTAGAGCTGCCATTTAATACATAATATCCTAATTGTGAATTTGTAAATGTTGGTAAAGAACTATGATTAAATGTTAAATTTCCAGTTAATGTTAAATCACCAGTAGAGGATAAACTCATATTCTCAGTATAAGTATCACTATTAGGAGAAATAATTGTTGCTTCTCCAAATGAAAACCCTCCAGCTCCTGTTCCTCTTTGGTTTATGAGATAAGATTTTCCATCTCCATCACTTCTATTCCATTGTAACCAGAAACCTTGACTATCTACACCTCTTGGAGGATCGTCAGAATATTTTCCACTATTTCCATTGAGAAAAATTGGGTTTCCTATATCTATAGCTGTTCCACCAGATCGTATCCTTCTCTTAACTTGAATATCACCTGTAAAAAATGCGGTATTTCCTGTTAATCCTCCTGTAAAAGTTGCGGTATTTCCTGTAAATCCTCCTGTAAAAATTGCGGTTGTTCCTGTTAATCCTCCTGTAAAAATTGCGGTTGTTCCTGTTAATCCTCCTGTAAAAGTTGCAGTTGTTCCTGATATTCCGCCACTTGTATACAATAATCCTGATGTAGTTACACCTCCTGTAAAAGTTGCAGTTGTTCCTGTTAATCCTCCTGAAAAAAATGCGGTATTTCCTGATATTCCGCCAGTTAATGTTAAATCACCAGTAGAGGATAAACTCATATTCTCAGTATAAGTATCACCATCAGGAGAAATAATTGTTGCTTCTCCAAATGAAAACCCTCCAGCTCCTTTTCCTCTTTGGTTTATGAGATAAGATTTTCCGGTTCCACTGTCTCGATTCCATTGTAACCATAAACCTTGACAATCTACACCTCTTGGAGGGTCGTCACTATACCTTCCACTATTTCCATTGAGAATAATTGAGTTTCCAAAATTTTGATCATTTGAAGCTGTTCCACCAGATCGTATTCTTCTCCTTACTAGAATATCACCTGTAAAAAATGCTGTATTTCCTGTTAATCCTCCTGTAAAAGTTGCATTTGTTCCTGTTAATCCTCCTGTAAAAGTTGCGGTGTTTCCTGTGAATCCTCCTGTAAAAGTTGCAGTCGCTGCTGTGATACCACCTGATAAATAAATACCAGTTCCTGTTAATCCTCCTGAAAAAAATGCGGTGTTTCCTGTTAATCCTCCTGTAAAAGTTGCGGTTGTTCCTGTTAATCCTCCTAAAAAGGTTGCAGTGACTCCTGTTAATCCAGCAGTATATCTTATTCTTTCAAAAGTGCAACTACTTCCTGTTAACCCTCCTGTAAAAGTTGCAGTCGTTCCTGTTAATCCTCCTGTAAAAGTTGCGGTTGTTCCTGATATTCCTCCTGTAAAAATTGCAGTTGTTCCTGTTAATCCTCCTGTAAAAATTGCAGTTGTTCCTGATATTCCGCCACTTGTATACAATAATCCTGATGTAGTTACACCTCCTGTAAAAGTTGCAGTTGTTCCTGTAAATCCTCCTGAAAAAGTTGCAGTTGTTCCTGTTAATCCTCCTGTAAAAATTGCATTCGTTCCTGATATTCCGCCACTTGTATTCAATAATCCTGATGTAGTTACACCTCCTGTAAAAGTTGCAGTTGTTCCTGTTAATCCTCCTAAAAAGGTTGCAGTCGCTGCTGTGATACCACCTGATAAATAAATATCTGTTCCTGTGATACCTAATGTAAAAGTAATACCTCCCATAATAGTGACACCTCCCATAATAGTGACACCTCCTGTAAAAGTTGCAGTAGTTCCTGATATTCCCCCATTAGCATTTAATGATCCAAAAGTAGTGAGACTTTTTGTAAAAGTTGCCGTTGTTCCTGTGATTTTTCCGTTTTTACATCTTAATGTTCCATCAAAATAAACATTATCACTCATTTTTTTTATATTAACAATAAAAAATGAAAAAAATAACTAATAATTATATGATTGTAGCATGGAATATGGGAGAGAAAAGGAAGATACACCATAATGCGGTGAAGAGTTGTGTAAAAAAAATATGTTAAAAAAAATATATAAAATAGAATATATATTATAATGAATATCCTCAATATCGAGAATTATAACGATAACGAATTATTAGAATTATTTAAATTGTCTAAAAATTACTCAAAAAATGATTTATTATACAATGAAAATATCATAAAAAAAAAAATTCTGCAAGATAATGAATTAAATAAAAATGTAAAACATAAATTAATAAGATTCATAGAATCATGTAAATATAAATTATTGGAAACAATAAATAATCCCAATGAAAATGTAAGGTTTTCAGAATTAGAGAATATAACAAATGAAGTAATTACACACAAGAATGCCGAATACCTGAATTCATTTCCAAGTGAGTATTTTCAAGGTGTAATAAATCCATTGAAAAAAAGAATCATAAATAAATATATAAATATAGATTCTCGTTTCAGAGAAAATTATATGAATACACAATCAACCGATTTTATGTTTTTACTGCCAATTGAATTAAAAAAGATGGTATCAATAGAGTTAGTGTCGTTAGAATTTCCAACGACATTTTTTACAATTTCAAGTGTGTTGGGAAATAATTATTTTCAATTAGAAATTCCTGGAAAGCAATATTTTATGATAATATTAGAAAATGGAACTTATTCAATAAGTGAATTTGAAAATTATATTAATCAATATTTATTAAATTCTACATCATTTGAAGGAGGATTTTATACTTATATTTCTTGCAAAATACTTGTAAATATATCTAATAATGGTGATACAGGTCAAATGCAATTTAACATTAATGCAGGTGCTCCATTTACAACTTTTAATATAAATTTAAATGTGAATATAAATGGTGAAATAGACAAGATAAATCCTTTAAACTTAAAATTGGGTTGGATTATGGGTTTTAGACAGAATACATATGTGAATCAAAGTTCATATATATCAGAAGGAATTGTAGATTTAAAAGGTTATAGATATTTATATTTAGTTTTAGATGATTTTAATAATAATGTAAATAATTTATTTTATAGTGCTTTTAATTCATCAATATTAAATAATAATATAATTGCAAAAATTTGTATGAATAATCCATCTTTGTCAATATTTGTATCAAATAATTTTAATGTTGTGACATCTCCAAGAAATTATTTTGGTCCTGTCGATCTGAATAAATTACACGTCCAATTGATAGATGAATATGGTAGAGTGATAGATTTGCATTATATGGATTTTAGTTTTTGTTTGCGCGTTCAAGTAATATATGATTTATAGTGGCACTGCAATAATAAATTAAATATATATCGATAATATAAATTATCAACAAAAATAACAATGAACAAAATTAAAAACATAAATAACATTCCATTTTCGTTAAAAGAAATTCATAATCAAAACAGATATACAAATATATTAATAGATGGAAGTTATTTTTGTTATTATGAATTTTATAATATTTTATCACTTTGGAAAAAAAAGAATTTAGGAGAAAGTTCTGAAGAAAGTTCTGATGAAGGTAGGTTGTATAGAAAAAATGTAAAGGATAAACCCCTTGATTCAGATACCTTTATTAATAATAAAAATAATCATCCGCAGGAATATTTATTTAAAAACGACGAATTTATTAATTTTTTTGAAAATAAATTTATATCCTCTTTAAAAAGTATTCCAATAAATCTCAATATTTCCAATAATAAATATTCTATTATCGTCGCAAAAGATTGTTCTAGAAATAAAATATGGAGATTAAAATATTCGAAATTTTATAAACAAAACAGGAATGTAGAAAAAAATAAACAATTTCATAAAGAACCTTATTTATATCACAACATTAGTCAAATGTTTTATTATGTTTATCATAACCATTTATTCATTAAAGGTGGTGCTAATCAAATTGTTTATCATAGACATTTAGAAGCAGATGATTGTATAGCACTAAAAGTATTTCATTATAAAGAACACTTTCCACATCATAAAAATATCATTATTTCAAGTGATAGTGATTATTTACAATTGATTTCTTCTAACGTGGATGTCGTAAATATGAAATTTGAACGTATAAATCAATATAAAAAGAGCACAGGCGACCCTAAATGTGATTTATTCTGCAAAATCGTAGTTGGAGATACAAGTGATAATATTCCATCAATTTTTACAAAATGTGGTATAAAAAATGCTATAAGATATTTCAATAATCCTGAATTGTTCTCTAAAATTATAAATGAAAATATACATTATTCAAACCAATTTTATCTTAATAAAATATTAATTGATTTTAATTGCATTCCAAACGAATTTAGAGATGAATTTTATTCTCAAAATCATAATTCTAGAAGAGATGTGTAGGCATCTTTGGTGATAAATAATTTATTTATAATTTAATATAATGCAAAAAAAAATATAATATATAAATATAATATAATGAAAAATTTATATACAATTGTAATTGTTGCATTAATAATAGCAACCATTTTAATATTTATTGTTTTTTTCCAAAATTTACGAAAAGTGCCACCTGTTACAGGTATGTTGTACCCCAATAATGGTGGTTATAGAGTAAGTAAAAAACTAAAAAGAAAAAAAAAAATCGTCAATATTGCATGAGCGTATAAATAAAATGGTGTTTGGTTATTCTACGGGGTCGCAGTGCTCCCTAAGGGTTTCAGAAAAATAACAAGGATATGAATCAATATCCATAATTTTTGTTTTTTTAATTTTTTTATTTTTTTCCTTGTGCACAATAAATTGTTTAAAAATATCTCGTTCTAATTGTTTTTGAGGTGTATGATTATGAACTTTTCTTGCTATCATTTTATATAATTTAAATTCAGGATATCTTTCATTCCCATTAGATTTATATAAAATATTATTGTTATTGTCATCTAAACACCAACTATAAATTAATTGCACGATTCGTGAATATTTGTGTATATTATGAATATCAATATATTTATCAATAATATAATCATAAATAGAACATGCTAATCTACATAAATCAAAACTAAAGTTAGGTTCTAACAAGGGTTTAGTGTTATTAAAATAAGGTTCGCAATTATATTGTGAATAAGCGTCTCCTTTTTCATTAAAACAATCACTAAAAAAAAGGTGATTTTTAAATTTATATATAGATCTTCCGAAATCAATGATTTTGAATATTTTTCCAAATGTGGGTATTTTATAAGTTTTTTTGTTGTATATATAATAAATGAATTTTTTATCTGTATAATTATACATAATATTGTTTGTATGTAAATCGTTGTGTGTAAAATGAAATGTTTTTTGATAAGTGATTAATATCATAATGATTTGCATTAAGATAGACAACCATTCGTTTTCAGTAATATCATAATTACATATATATTGATCTAATGTATTTTCACAACATTCTATAAAGATAATATTAACAGGGAATTTGTTGAAAGTTAAAAACAATTCATCATTTACATTCTCATCATCATCATCATCATCATCATCATCATCATCGTCATCATCGTCATCATCGTCATTGTCGTCATCATTGTCATCGTTGTCGTCATCACGTTCATTGTTCTCACCATCCTCATAAAGTTCATAATCCTTTACATCATTATTATCATCATAATAGTTATCATTAAATAGATTATGTCGATTATCATCATTCTCATTAACACAATTATGTTCTATCTCATAAAAATTGTGTTTTTCATCTTGATTTGTGTAGTTGTGTTTATTTTGTAAATATATATTATATTGTGTTGAATCTTGATATATAGACGGATTTTCAAGTTTATCGCATTGTTCAGTTGTTTTGTGAATATTTTCAAAGTTGAGTTGATTAGTAATATTTTGTAATAATTTATTTTCGTCTTTGTTAGAGTAAATATTTTGGTCAATATCAGTATCTGAGTAAGAAGTTCTAGAAGAGCAGTTGCTGCTGTCGTTTTCGTTGTCTCTATGAAAAATAAAATTAGTTTCTAATAAATTATTATTAAAAGAAGAATTATTTTGTGTTGGTAGATTAAATTCTTTAAGTTGTTGAATTTCAGAAAGTGTTTCAAGATCATTGTTTTGTTCTATGTTTTGTGTGTTTTGTGTGTTTTGTGTGTTTTGTGTGAATTGTGTCAATTGTATAATATCTTCGTTATGTAATAAGGTATTTACATATTCATCGTAAATTTGAATGGGAGTTTTTTTAAGATGAAATTTCTTATTATGAGTAATATATTCAATATTATCCATAGAATAAAGAATATCTTTATTTTCGTTAAAAAAGTTATTATGAATTAAGTAATCGAATTCATCTGTAATGTTAATTTTGAAATTATTTTTAACTCCCAATAAAGATCCATAAAAATCGATGCCATGAATAAAATTATGATGATTTAATAAAGAGCTTGATAAATAGTAAAAAAAAAAATCAATATATGATGAATTATTATAATCTAAAATTTTTTGTTCGACTAGTGTCTGTGTTTTGTCGTAATTTTCATTGTCATCATAAGTGTTTGTAGTGTTTGCATCGGAACAAAGTTTGGTTTTGTCTTTATCGAGGTTATTAACTGCAACGTATTGAGGTGAAGGATTAATATAATAACGAATATGTGGAAGATTATACAATATATTATTTGTATAATAAGAATGTTTATATTTTCCGCTTAAGAATCTAAATGTGTCAAGAAGTGGTGCATTTTTAATAAATATTTTTTTATCAATATAATCAAAATCATTTTTATTATTTTTTTTTTTCAATTGCGCAAACATGATATTATCATTAATTTTATGAATTATATTATGTATATGCCATGTGTTATTTAAATTAATAGAGTTATAATTTGTTTCATTAAGATTAAAAAAAAAGTTATAAATTGGTATATAATTTTGTATTTTTTCAATAGAGAAATATTCTTTTATTTTATGAAATAGATCAGTTTGTATAGTAGGTTTAGTATAATGAATAGTGAAATTCATATTTAGATTATAAAACAATAATAAATTAATATTTTTAACTAATTTTTGTTATATTAAAATAATTAAAATAACAAATAATTTTATGAATTTAGAATTAAAAAAGTTTGATATGAAAAGTATAAATTTTAATTCAAATGAATCAAAAGGACCAGTGATAGTGTTAATAGGTCGTAGAGATACAGGTAAATCATTTTTAATAAAAGACTTATTATATTATCAACAGAGTATTCCAATTGGAACAGTAATTTCAGGAACAGAAGAAGGAAATGGTTTTTATAGTAAATTAGTTCCGAAATTATTTATTCACAATGAATATAGCACATTAATAATAGAGAATATATTAAAAAGACAAAGACATGTTCTAAAACAAATAAAAAAAGAAATGGAAGATTTTAAGAAATCAAATATAGATCCAAGAGCGTTTGTGATATTAGATGATTGTTTATATGATAATTCTTGGTCGAGAGATAAAATGATGAGATTATTATTTATGAATGGAAGGCACTGGAAAATAATGTTAATAATAACAATGCAATATCCGTTGGGAATACCTCCAATATTGAGAACAAATATAGATTATGTTTTTATATTGAGAGAACCATATATAGTGAACAGGAAAAGGATATATGACAATTATGCAGGAATGTTTCCAACATTTGAATCGTTTTGTCAAGTAATGGATCAATGCACGGAGAACTATGAATGTTTAGTGATTAACAATAATTCAAAATCGAATAAATTACAAGATCAGGTGTTTTGGTATAAAGGAGAATTTCATAATGATTTTCATTTAGGTTCAAAGGAATATTGGGATTTATCTAAAAAACTAAATGATGATAATAACGAATTAAATTATGATCCGAGTAACATAAAAAAACGAGGAAGCGGACCTCGTATAAATGTAAAAAAGTCAAAGAAGTTGTAGATAAAAATATAAAAACTAAATTGCTGTAAAAAAATATAAGTCAAAATATGATGAATCAATTATTTATAAATTACGAAAATCTGAGTGATATGAAAGTAAAAAATGTAGATATTATTTCAATAAATAAAGTGACAATAATTTTAACAAGCACTATTTTTGTGAGTAATAAAGCATATTTACAACAGAGAGATCCTAATGTTAGATTATCTATTTATTTAGAATCATTTATGAAATGGATCTATAATACGGATTTTCATATAATAATAGTAGAAAATTCAGGTTATGAGTATAATGAGTTAAATTATGAAAAGGAAAATTTCAAAGATAGGTTAGAGGTGATAAGTTTTAATGAGAAAGAATTACATAATGAAATTTATTTATCACAATCAAAAGGTGTAAGTGAATTAAATTCAATAAATTATGCGTTGAATGCCTCAAAGTTATTATTAACTTCAAGATTTGTAATAAAAGTGACAGGAAGATATTATATTCCTTCCTTTAAGAATTACATAAATGAGTTATGTTTTGATAAGATAGATGTGTTATTTCAAAATACGATAATAAGATGTGAGATAGTAGGTTGTAAGATTGAACATTGTAGAGAAATATTTAGAAATGTTTTTTTAGATAAATATAACTATGATATAAGCGATTTATCTTTAGAGTTTATATTATTTGCAAGGAAACAAAAATTTAAAAATAAATTTATATTAAAAAAGTTAGATATAAATAAAACTTTGATGGGTGGAAATAATGAATATGTATATTTTTTATAATTTAGATAGAAATGTACTCGTTTTTCGCAGTCTGTGATGCATCATAGTTAAAGTTGAGTATAAATATGTAAGGATATAAAATGATATAAAAAAATATAAATAAAAATTATGTATGAATATAAGAATTATAAATATGGTTTTTGTAATTTCATATTTGAATTATTGTAGGAGTTTATTATCGTTAAAGAATGTAAAGTTAAATACAAGGTTAAGGTTATATAGTAATAAGATAGAAGATAAACTTCTTATAAAAAGTAATTTGCCAAAATCAATAAATCAGATAAAATATATGGAACTTTTAAGAAATGATTCAAATTCATTAATAGTATGTCATGGTCCAGCTGGTTCTGGAAAGACATTATTATCGTGTATGAATGCGATAGATAATTTCAATAAAAAGAGATACGATAAAATAATAATAACGAGACCTGTGACAAACGTGGATGAAGAGTTAGGATTTCTTCCAGGTGATCTCTATACAAAGATGTCTCCCTATATTCGTCCTATAATAGATATATTTAGTGAATATTATACACAGAATGAAATTATGAATTTGATGAATTCGAATCGTTTAGAAATAGTTCCTTTGGCATTTATGAGAGGTAGAACATTTAAGAATTGTTATATAATAGCAGATGAAATGCAAAATAGCACACCTAATCAAATGTTAATGTTATTAACAAGGTTAGGTGTGAATAGTAGGATGGTAATAAATGGTGATATACATCAAAGTGATATACATAGTAGAACATGTATGAATGGTTTATCGGATTTTTTAAGTAAATATAACATGTATTATGATGAAAATAAAAAATCTATAAATAATGAATTTATAAAAATAATAGAATTAAATGATTCAGATATTCAAAGGAGTGATTTAGTAAAGGAAGTTTTAAATATATATAATTTCAAAAAAAAATACAAACAAGAAAAGTATAATCAAAACATAAAAGATGATATACAAATAGATTATAACGCGTATAATAAATTGTATGAAGAGTCGTATTGTAATAGAATGAATGATTATTTTGATAAAGATGTAATAGATAAATATACAGTTGAATACGATATAATAAGAAGGGTATAAATCTTATAAGATTAACATAGAGTTTTCTTTTCCCCTACAGCCTTAAAGGAAATGAAGGTAAAAAATGAAAAGAAAACCCTTCTAAAAACACCCCAACTACCTTTAAGGCTGTAGGGGGCGTAGCCCCCCTACGACCCCCCTTTCCCTTGAAGAACGCAGAATACACGCAGAATACACGCAGAATACACAGGGAATGCCTTAAAGGAAATGAAGGTAAAAAAGAACAATGAAACACCCTTCCCCTTAAAAACACACAACCACCCTTTAAGGCTGTAGGGGGCTACGCGAAGGGGACTTCGTCCCCCTCCAACCCCCTCCCCTATCCCCTACGACCCCCCTTTCCCTTGAAGAACGCAGAATACACGCAGAATACACGCAGAATACACGCAGAATGCCTTAAAGGAAATGAAGGTAAAAATGAAAAGAAAACCCTTACTCTTTTCCTTCCCCTTAAAAACACACAACCACCCTTTAAGGCGAAAAACGCAGAATACACGCAGAATACACAGAGAATGCCTTAAAGGAAATGAAGGTAAAAATGAAAAGAAAACCCTTACTCTTTTCCTTCCCCTTAAAAACACTAACTACCTTTAAGGCGAAAAACGCAGAATACACGCAGAATACACGCAGAATACACAGAGAATGCCTTAAAGGAAATGAAGGTAAAAATGAAAAGAAAACCCCTTACTCTTTTCCTTCCCCTTAAAAACACTAACCACCTTTAAGGCGAAAAACGCAGAATACACGCAGAATACACGCAGAATACACGCAGAATACAC